AAGCGTTATACAGCGCACGGTATATGCAGGTATGGAACTGGCTGAAAGGTGAACTGCCGGACGACGATGAAGTTGACGAGTTGGTTGAAATGTACCTCGCGGGACTGTGGGACGAGCCAAACGAAAGTACGCACTACGCTTTCGGATCAGAGCTTGAACGCAAACGTGACCGGGCCAAGGAAGCAATCATTGCTGTTCCGACGCAGACGCAGAAACAGCTTGAACTGGAAAAAGCCTCCAGATATGTGATTCAGCAGTCCGGGTTTTATGTGGACATCACGTCCCAGGACGCTGAAAAGCAGGCGATGGTGAATGCAGGCGTGAAGAAGGTCAAGTGGAACATCTACGGAGACGACAGAGTTTGCAAGACCTGTCATGACCGGAACGGAAAGATCTATGAGATCGGCAAGGTGCCACCGAGACCGCATCTTCGCTGCCGGTGCTACCTGACACCTGTGATTGACTGAAGGTTACGCGCACGGCGGGTTTTGATGCTTTACCGCCGAGCGCTCCTTCCTTTCATCCGTAAAGCCCCATGACCGCTGGCCCGTAAAAGGCTAAGGGATGAAACGAAAGCGGTGCCGTGAACCGTGTGTTCTGTCTCTTTCGATAACCTCCAGCAGACTGCGGGTAAGTCGGCTTCTACAGAGCGGTGTGGAGAAGTCCAGAATCTCACCGGTTTCATAGTACCGGAGAACGCAGGAGCAAAGCCTGCCACCGCGACCATGCAGGCGGATAGATCGACGGATCGAAAAGCAGCAGCCTTCCTGCCTTCCGCTTGCACAAAAAAAATAAGCGCACCGGAATGCAGTGACATACCGGTGCGCATGAAGGCAAAACGATACAGGGAGGCAGTATCCAATGGAAGAAGGCAAGATTGTCAATTTCGCTGAAGCTGCAAAGCAGAATGCGGAAAAGACCAAGACAGAGGAAAATCGGCTGCGGCTTGACATCATTGTGCCGCACTGGAAGGAACCTTGGAGTGTGTGCCGGTACCTGTTTGAGAGTCTTGAGTGGCAGATCGGCATCAATTTCGATGACCTGCGTGTGATTGTTGTCAACGACGGAATGCACGAACCTTATGAGGATATCGACGAGCTTCCCAAGTTCCCGTTTGAGGTTGTGATTCTGAAGAAGGAACACGAAGGCGTATCGGCGGCGAGAAACTACGGGATGGATTACACGGACGCTGATTATTTCATGCTCTGTGATTCAGACGATGGTTTCCTTAGTGCTCTCGGCCTGCAAATGGTCTTTCAGCAGATGAAACTCGGTTTTGATTATCTGGTAACGCCGTTCATCGAGGAGACCAGAGACATTGCCGGGAACTGGGCGATCATCCGTCATGACGACGATCTGACGTTCATGCACGGAAAAGCTTACCGTACAGCTTTCATGCGCGAGCACAACATCCGCTTTGACCCGGCAATGACGATCCACGAGGACGGCTATTTCAACATGCTGTTCTACACGACGGCAAAGCACGATGGGATGCTGAGAAGCACGAAAGTTCCGTTCTATCTGTGGCGGTGGAATGAGAACAGCACGGTAAGGACAAACCGAGAGGACTTTGTGCTTCGGACATACCCACAGCTCATGCAGACGCGAGTCGGGATCAGTCGGGAGCTTAAGAGTAGAGGATACGAGGAAGAGTACAAGGCTTCGACGGCAATGACCGTACTGAACAGCTACTACGACTTCCAGAAACCGCGCTACCACATGGCAAAGAACGCACGGTACCTGAAAGAAGCGGAAAAGGCGTTCAAGGCGTTCTGGTTTGAGTTTAAGAAGGACTTCTATCAGAACACCAACGAGTTTGTCGGAAAAGTTGCGCAGGAGGCTCGGAACAACGCGAGAGAAAACGGCCTTCTGATTGAAAACGAAACATTGCGTGAGTTCCTGAATCGGATAGATACAAGCGTGAAATAAGGATGTGACAGGCAATGATGCTGCATCGACATATGTCTGAAATGAGCAAACCGGAAGAAAAACCTGCACCGGAACCCGTTCGGACTACCAGGCGGAAGCGCAGGAGGAAACCGGAGAAGATCGCGGTGTCGGTGGGGACACGGAACCTCTACGGAGACCTGCAAGTGATGTGCAAATCACTGTTCATGCGGTCGGACGTGGACCAGGTGTATCTGTTCATCGAGGACGACGAGTTCCCGCTGGAGATGCCGGAAGAAGTGACGACGATCAACGTCAGAAACCAGACATTCTTCCCTCCAAACGGTGCGAATTCAAACACTCACTGGAGCTACATGGCGCTGATGAAGACGGCGCTGACAAAGCTCCTTCCGGACGTGAGCAAGGCGCTGATGCTGGACTATGACACCATCATCGTGGACGACATCTCTGCGCTGTGGAACACGGATCTGGAAGGCTGCTACTGGGCAGGCGTCCCGGACAAGGGCGTGCACCGGAGGCCGGAGGAACCAAAGTATTTCAACGCTGGCGTCGTGCTGATGGACTACGACCTGATCCGCGACAACGGCATCGACGACATGATGATCGAGGATCTGAACAAGGTCCACTCTCCCTATATCGACCAGGACGTGCTGAACAAGTTCTGCACGGGCCGCGTAAAGGAGATTCCGGTCCGGTACAACGAGAGCTGCGTGACCGGCAGGACGGAGGACCCTGCGATTGTCCACTACGTCGGGGTCCACAAGGCCAGAGGCGGCATCAACGAGGAGCGGCGGCACTTCTATGAGGAGGCCAAGGCGACGCCCTGGGAGGAAGTGGCGAAGGTCCGGATGGGCCGCTACGGCAAAAATCTCACTCTACCACAGTAAGGGATATTCGCGGGCAACCGCAGGCAATATCGGCGGCAGAGAAGTCGCCTTACAAAAATCGCACTACGGGAGAGAGAACTTCCTTACCAAACGCAGAAAATACGTCAGAGAAGACGGAAAAACGCAAAGGAGAAAAACACCATGGCAGAACTTGACACCACTGTGACCACCGAAACCGAAGCAACCGGAACGGAAACGACGGCAACGGAAGCGGAAACCGAAGTCGATAACAAGGCGGCAGAGAGTGCGGAGATTGCGCGGCTGAAAGCGGAGATGGCAAAGCAGAAGGCCGCACTGGACAAGGCGACGAAAGAAGCCAGCGAGTCCAAAAAAGCGCTCCGGGCGAAACAGACCGCTGAGGAAGCGGCTGCGGAAGAAGCGAAAGCCCAGCAGGACGCCATGCGCCAGGAGCTTGAAACCCTCCGGAAAGAACGCACGGTGGCTGCGACAACGGCAAAAGTGATTCCGCTGGTCGGAAACAACGAAGCCGCAGGGAAGATCGCGTCTTACCTCTACGGTGCGGAAGACGCGGAAGCGGCGCTTGACGAGCTTCAGAGGGCATGGACCGCAAAGGAAAAGGCGCTGAAGCTGGAATATAGCAAGATTCCTGCACCGGCAGCGGGAGGTTCAACCGGACCGACCGTGACGAGGGAGCAGCTTGACGCGATGAAGTACACGGAGCGTGCCAAGTTTGCCTCAGAACACCCCGACGAGTACGCAAAACTCATGGGGAGGACATAACGAAATAAGAAAGGATGAATAATCATGGCACAGGTAAGTACAACTGACGGAACCTATCTTTCCAATCTGTTCAACCCCCAGGTTGTGGCAGACCTCATTGACACGAAGCTCATTGACAACATTGTCTTTGCGCCTCTGGCAATGGTCGACAGCACCCTTGAAGGACGTGCGGGCAACACCGTGACGCTGCCTTATTACAGCTACATCGGTCGTGCCAGCCAGGTCTCTGAGGGCTATGACATCGACATCAAGCAGCTCACCCAGCACACCACTGCGGTGACCATCGTGAAGTACGGTATCGCCACCCAGCTCACCGACGAGGCCGTGTTGTCGGGCTACGGCGATCCGATCGGTGAGTCCGCCAAGCAGATCACCCTGTCCATCGCGGACGCGATTGACAACGCCCTGCTGGCCGCTCTGGCCGCCAACACCGCCACCGCGCAGAACTATGCGACTTCCGATTCCACCACGGCTCTGGCCG